ATGTTGGACTATAGAAAAACTGATTCTTATAAATTAACTGTCGGTACTCGCTTTGAATCTAAAGTAGAAATGGCAAAAAGGGAAAAAGAAAAAGAACAAAAGCTCGAAGATATATCAAGTCTCAAAAGAATAATCTCAACTTACAAATAACATGTTTACAATAAAACAAACAATTTGTAACGAAATTAAGTTATCTTCTCGATTGAGTATTTTTTGTAGCAACAAATTAAAGTAAATTAAATTTTGACATCAAATAAAAGTTAACGTAAACAAAAGAATTGTTGCTTATAGGTGACACTAGGTATACAATTTATATAGAACAAATGTTCGGAGGTGTACTATGAAAAAGATTAAAACTCTTAAAAAATTTGTCATAGCTGAAACAAATGTAAAAGAGAGGTTAGAAGGTAAAAACAATTTTGAAATATACACTAAAGACGAATGGGTAATGGGTGAAGGATGTAGGTATCCCGAACATGATACATTCAGCATAAAAGAAGCAGAGGATTTTATTAATAATTATTAATTTATATATCATTATTAATAAGTAAAGGGAGGTTGTTATCTTGGGGTATTTTATAGATTATTTAAGATTTACAATAAAAATTGATACTGATATCCCTGGAATTGCAACTGCTTACTTTTATAAATACATAAATCTTGAAATAGAAGAAGGTCAAGTTAGAAAAGGTGTTGACGGTTACAAGCAAGGAATTTACTTTCCGTCTGGAATCAAAATAATGTTCGATGGTATGCCAGGAATGGGAATACATATAATTATGCCTGGTCTTTCACTTGTCAGTCCTCATTTAGAATGTTTTGATATACATGCTTTAATAAACAAATTAAAAGAAGATGAAACACCGTACAATATTAGTCGTGTTGATGTTGCAATAGATACTGAAATAGATTTTTCGTATTTTTATAATAAATACATAAAAGGTCAATATTCATGTCGTTATGATAAAAAACATTGTAGACAAAATGTAGATGCAAATAAAAGGGGAACACTGTATTTTGGTAAGCGTGGTGGTAATACGATGTTTAGAATATACGATAAAGCACTTGAACAGGGAATAGAAGATAAAGTTTGGACTAGAATTGAACTTGAAGCAAAAGGCGAGGTATGCGAACAATTAATAAATAGTTTGCTTGATAATACAACAAAAAATATATTTTTAGGTCACTTACGTTTTGTAAATGAAAGGTGTGAAAATATGGGTAAAGCAAAAACATCTAAGAAATACTTAGAGGCTTTAGAAAATCCAAATCAGCCTATAAAATTAAAGGGTAAAAAGGGTGGAGATAATACGCTTGAATGGTTTGAAAATCAAGTTGCACCGACCTTAAAGGCTCTTATTAAAGATTACGGGAAAGAGTACATTGCAAATATAATTGCAAGGTCAAAAATATCTAAAACGCAGCAGAAAAAACGCTTTAAGTTGACAATAGTAGAAACTCCAACTAGTTACAAAATGGTAAATGAAAATGGTCAAATTGAACATGGTAAAAAGCTTTCTAAAGAATATATACAAATGTGTATTAAAGATTTAGCCATATAGGCTCAATTATATAAAAATAAAAATTTTGGAGGTCATATTTATGAAAGTATTTTTGAAGTATGTAAAACACGTTAATTTTGTAGGTGATAATAATCAGCCTGTAAGCTATTTGGAGTTGCAAGTTGAGGAAGTAAACAACATTCTAAGGGATAACGAAATTGGAGTTCCAACAAAAACGTTAAAAACTCAAAATGTAGAAATATTTAAATCATGTAAACAGTTTGGTTTAGTTGGCAACTATGTTGATTTAGGCTTTGAAGAATATTTGTATAACGGAAAAGTCCAAACAAGATTAGTTTCTATATCTGAGGCTTAAGGGGGTATGGGGAATGAAAAAACTATTAATGATGTTAATAATGTTAGTGGTGATTTTATTCCCCACTTTTGCATTAGCTGCTAATATTGATTTGCAACCAGATGAAAGTATAAAACCTTATTGGATTTATTACCAATACACTAATTCATCACAAGAAAAGACCTATAAATATGTAATGTATTTTGACCAAATACCAACGTCAGATACTGTTAGATTTTTTGTAAAAGCATATGAACATAAAATGTCTATAATAGTAAAGAATCCACAAACAGGTGAAAGTGCATCAGCAAATTGTATTTCTTATAAATATGATTCTGTAACAGATGCATGGACAACAGATACTCGAATTTCTTTAAGTACATTAACTGTTGGAACAGATACGGCAACAAATTATATAGATTGGAGTGTTGTTGCTAATTTTGATTGTTATGATCTTGAAACAAATGAATTAATACCTGGATTTAAGTCAAACTTTTTTAGATTTACAAATCTTGAAGATACAACTTACAACACATTTCCTAAATATCCATACAGTCTACGTTATCAAATGCATGGTTATGATGATAATTCTGACACACATTTTACTTTTTATATGGACTATAAAGAAAACAATGAATGGCATCAATATTTTATGTCTGAGCCTGTAATTCTTACAAACACTGATTCTATTGAGGGATTACCAGTTGATGATTATATAATAGAAGACCAATTTTTCTTATTTCGTTCTGGTGAACTAAGAATAAGAGTTGTTGTAAATGGAGGTAGATATGCAAATAAAGAAGTTTGTGTTGTTACTCCTACGTATGATACTGGCAATACTCCTATTTGTATTATACAAGGTATTAATGAAGGTCAGGTATATAGCGAGCCGCCTTCATTTTCAATTACAAAGAAAAATATAGATTATCCTGTTGAATTATGGTCTAATGGTAAAAAAATCGAAACTTTACCTAGTACTGATATTATGCAACAACGGTATTTTCGGCAAGTAGACATAAAAATTGGCACTAATACAATACAGTTAAAAAAAGAAGATGGAACTGTAATTGATGAAACATATTTTCATATGGAAGAAGGATTTGGTAAGAATCCTAATGAGATATTAGATGATGCTCAAGAAGAAGAAAATAAGCTAATAGATAAAAATGGTAAACCAATAAAGCCTGATAGTATGAATCCTATCGACTGGATTATATATATATTTAATCTAATTGGATATTATTGTATGCAAGTATCGGCGGTATTTTCTACGGCTTTTACAACTGCAATAAATATAATTAATCAAGTATTACATCTTTTATCGCCTGTATTTGGAATATTACCGCGTGAATGGGTTGTAGTAATAACTGTATCACTTTCTCTTGGTATGATTTTAATGATTCTTAGGAGGTAAAAAAAATGACTATATATAGTTATCTCTTTTCAAGAATAGGGGACTTAATTAATCATTTACGCGTTACAAGTCCTTTGGGGGTTAGTTACCTCAATTTAATAGCTGGTTTTGCTTTAGTCCAAGTTATATGGTTTTTTATAACAAAAGTACTTAATGTAAAAATGACAAAATCAGGAAATAGTGTTTCTGGTGCTGATAATATAAAGAAGGTGAAAAAATAATGGAATCTGTTACTCAATCAGTTTATAGTGTTACCGATGTTGTTTATAATTATAATTCTTCTTTTGGTTCTTATTATGAATATCAAGAAACAAGATTGGTTTTTATTGCATTATCAATTATATTATTTGGTGCTTTATATAAGTGTTTATCTGAGAGGTGATAATATGCAAGACATATCATTTATAAGTTTAATTAGACAAGTTGTTGGTCCAGTGCCTCAGGGTTTAGAGTTTATGGAATATATTGTAGGAGTATTCTTATTAATATTTTTCCTTAAATATACATTTATGATTATTAGTATTCCATTTAACCTAAAAAAACTATGGAAATAAAAGAAAGGGGGGTTTAATATGCCTACACCAACACCAGTGCCAATGGGAACATTTACGCAAAATCTTGGAGAAGGTGCAAATTGGTTTATAAGTCAATTTGGTTCTGTTATTACGTTAATGCAAAGTAATACAGTTTTATTATTTTGCGTAGGTCTTTTATCAGTTAGTATTATAGTAGGACTAGTACTCAAAGTAAAACATGGTATCTAATTGCTGTGAAAATATAATGGAAGGGGGAATTTAAATGACTGAATTTTTATCTAGTTTAAAATCTGTTATTGATTTAGTGTTTGGTTTATTAACAAGTGTATTGAATATGATACCACAATACCCATTGTTAACTTTTATGTTTTGTGCTGTCGTGGCTAGTGCTGCAATTGGAACAGTTATTCATCTAAAACGTGGTATATCATAATATGATTTATATATATAAATTTGCCACCGCGGTTAGAATTCATTTCCCGCGGTGGCTTTTTATAGAAAGATGGTGATTATATGAAACTAAAAACAGGTATTGAGATATACATGGGTTTGCCTGGCTCAGGTAAATCAACTATGGCTAGTGTTTTAGCTTTAAAACATTTAAAAGCTGGTTATGTTGTATACTCTAATTTTCCTATACATGGATGTAGGAAATTAGACTTAACTAAGGATATTATGCATTATAATTTAGAGAATGCATTAATTCTAATAGATGAGGCTGGAATAGAATATGATTCTAGGGATTGGCAAAAATTCAGTAAAGAATCAGTGGAATTTTATAAAACACATAGACATTATAAGCTTAGGGTAATATTATTTACTCAGTACTGGGACGATGTTGATAAAAAGATTAGGAATCTTACTAATAAGATTTATGTTGTTAGAAAGTCTTTGATACCTTTCTTTGTAAAGTGTAAAGAAATTAAATCATTTCTTGGTGTTAGTGATGAAAAACAAATAGTTATGCAATATGATTTTAAGCCAGTGTATCTTTTAGGTACAAGATTGTATTTTGTGTATTTCGCTAGAAGAATGTTTGATAGTTGGTCACATCGTGAATTGCCTGAGAAGGATTGGGAATTATGGGATTTAAAAATTGTCAAAAATCAAATAAAACAAGTTAAGTAATATGGCTGATAAATATTTAAAAACTAAAACTCAAGTAAAATTGTATAACTGTTATTGGTGTAGATGTACTTATTGTATTAATTCTCAAGAATGTTGGGATCACTGTACTCGATGTTGGCAAATAAATAACCGTGATTTATCTCAACGTAAATTTAAAATGCCTGAGTATTGTGAAAATTTTATAGAAAATCATTCTTCAAATATGAGAATAAAGGATAGATTATACGAATGTGACCATTGTAAATATAAGAGGGAACTGATAAGATTAAAAGAAAATATTGATAAGTTATTAAAATATTGAAAGGATGATAAATATGCAAATAAAAATATTTGATAAAACAAATTTAATGATAGATTCTAAAGAGTATGAAGATTTTCAAGGATATATAAATAAGTTTTGTAATACAGTAGAGGTAATTGATATCGTAGTTTTAAGTACAAATAAATTTGTTGTTAAATATAAGTAACTATTTACATAAGATTCAACGAAATAAAAATTTCGTTGAATGTGAGGTAGGTTTTAATTGATAAACTAAATAGAATATTATCCCATAAAAATTGAATTTTATTGTGTTCTTTCTATGCTTATGATAAGATATTTATGCTTATATGAAATCTTAGTAATTCGTGCTCAGGGCACTTATAAACAGTTGTTCAGGAGGAGACATGAAATCATCAGATGATTTTATAAGATATTATAGTCAGTAAAATAATACGTTTAGCGGAGAAAGACACAGAAGATATTGGTAATATGCTTTCCGATTCGAGAATTTCTCTGATTAATGATTTGATAAATGAAGTTTTGAACAATCTTGATATGCTAGACACAGCTTGAACGTTTCAAACAGAAATTACCTGAATTCAGGAGGATGTTCAATGTATAGTGCTTTTTGTAGAAACTTAAGAAACTACTTAAAACAATACGATGATCCAGGAACACATCATGAGTATCGCTATAGAGTGATAGAGCCATTTACTCTTATGCTAGATGCTGATCACTTTAAAGCTGAGAAAAAAAATCAAACTGAAAAATATAAAAAGGTTGCAGACTTCTTAGAGTACGCAAAAATTCACATAAACACCGCTCATCAGTTACCAACGCTATTAAGAGAGCTTGAGGACTACGGAATAACACCTCAATATCAAGGAGTAGTTTCAGAAGAAGACCTCCAAGAACAGCTCAAGATAATGAATATGTTTATGAAGTTGATGTATTATTGATTGAACAGCCTTTTAGGTTGAATCTCTTCTCATAATCCTATTTAAAACTATCAATAGATAAGTTGACTTTATAATTTCCATACTTTAAGATGCCATCCAAAAACGTAATGAGTTCCTGCTTGTTAGTTGTGTGAACTTTAAGCAAGTAACATCCCTCACCGCTTATTCTATGCGCCTCATATACAAAGTCACATTCACTTATATATTTTTTAAAATCTGGATGGTCTGTAGTCTTCATAAAAACAGTTACAAAAGCCGTTGCTTCCATCCCTACTTTTAAAGGGTTTATCCTTAGTGTATATCCCTCAATTATCCCAAGCTTTTCAAGCCTATTTATTCTGTTTTTTACGGCCTGCCCTGTAAGGTGAACCACTTCCCCTATTTCCTGCCACTGCATTCTGGAGTTTCCAGTTAAAAGCTTGATAATCTCCATATCTGTTTGATCAACCAT